TAATAATTCAAATGGAGCACTACCCCCACCACAATCAAAATCCGGTTTACGAATCATATCAAACATCATAAATACAGGATTTTCAATTTGATGGTCTTTACGTCTAAGTTCTTTCATTACACTTTGAAAATCTTCATCCCCATTTTCATCTAACAAACAAATTTCACCATCAAAAACATAATTAATTATACATGTTTCTTCGATTGCTTCTTTTACTTTATTTAATGTAGTAAATTCTTTACCCATTCTAGAATAAAGTTTACATTCACCATGTTCATCTACAACTGCTAAACAACGTACACCATCTAATTTTCTACTTGCGTACCAAGTATCTAATGAATCTTCACCAAACGAAGCTAATTTAGGTTCATAATTTTGTGCTAATGCAACGTTGAATTCAGGAATTAAACCAGGAAATGCTTTGTTAATTACTTTAGCACCTGTTCTAGTTTTAAGATCTTTATCAATAATATTATATATTAATTCAGTTTCACTATCATTTAACCCTTCTGTGAATGCGTTGATATGAGCAATAGCATCATGCCCCGTCACAGTACGTTTAATTAACGCATCTAGTAAGTAAAATAAATCGAAATACCCAATTTTATGTAAGTCAGGATTTTTCTTGATTGTTTTACTTGTTACGTTATACTGCTTATAAGGATTATAAGTGTATTCTAGTACTTTTTGTATAAAGTATGATTGTTTTTTTAGTATTTCTACTTTGTCTAAGCTACTGGATGTAGCTCTCATTTGTTCGACAAATTCCTTTAGTTCTTGCATATTCGTATTTTATATTATACGTCAAGATACGAAAAGTATTTGGCTTCTCCTAGTTTTTTAGTGGGAGTTTTTAAAGACAGCTAAAATATCTTTCACCTCTATCACAAAGAAAAGTGATAGCATTCTTTTTGTCATTATCTCTTAACCATTGAAACGCAGCCATCACATTAGCACCAGCGCTAATACCAACAAATAACCCTTGTGTTAATGCTAAATGTTTTGCAAATGCTTTAGCGTCATCTGTTTTTATAGTTCTTACTTCATCTACAAAATCTAAATCAACTAAAAATTTACTACCATCACCTATACCTTGAATACCATGTAATCCAGGTTCACCCCCCGACATAACAGGGCTTTCAGCAGGTTCAATTGCTACTACTTTTAATTTAGACCAACTATTTTTTAGATATTTACCAACACCCATTATTGTTCCACCTGTACCTGTTCCTGACACTAATACATCTGCGTTGGGTAATAATAAATTATTGTATTGTTTTTTTATTTCAGGTCCTGTATTAAGGTAATGTGCTTCTATATTTAAGGGGTTATGAAATTGATTACAATTAAACCAATTATTTTCTTTACATAATTTATCTCTCATTTCAATAGCGCCATCAAAATCACCTGCTTCTACTTCAATAAGTTCAGCACCATAAAATTTCATCATTTGTTTACGTTCTTCAGACATATTTGAAGGCATAATAATTTTCATATTATACCCTCTTTCTGCTGCTAGCATTGCAAATGCTATTCCTGTATTGCCTGATGTTGCTTCACAAAGTGTATCACCTCGTTTGATTAATCTTCTTTTTTCAGCATCATTAAGAATGTGAGTTGCCATTCTATCTTTAACTGAACCCCCTGGGTTCATAAATTCAGCTTTACCCCATACTGTTAGGTCGTCTATTGTGATTGGAATTAGTGGTGTATTTCCAACATAACCTGATAATTTCATTTAACCTTTTTATAACTTTTTAATTTCTCTTCTGATAATTTTTCTTATTTGCTCACCTAAAGCTTTATCTTTAGGAGGCCAATCTTCTTGTTGTTCTATGAATGCATTTTTTTCCATCCAATCCCTAACATACCCCTCATTACCTAACATCATTTGTTGTTGTAACATACTATATGTTCTAGGACCAAAATTTACATTTATATCATGTCTTTTTGATTTAAGAATATCATATAAATCTGTTTCCTCATCTTCATTAATTCCAAACCCTATATTACTTTGTTTGTATGGTTCAAGTGGTGTATCCCCTGCTGTGTTTGAAGTAAATATATTTAACATATCTGAAAATGTGTTATCAAAGTCTTTTATTACTGATTTTACCATCTCTATACCAGGTTGTTCGTTTTGACTTGAAATAAAATCTAATGTTTCTAAGATATTATGTAATAAATTGTCTAATTCTTGTGCTACTGCTTCAGGCATTGATGAAATTTTATATGTTTCGTCTCCTGATTCTGGTTTGATATATCTAAGTAGATCGTTTGTTTTTTCGAATGTTTTTTGAAGTTCAGGTTGTAATTCAGGATATGTTGCTTCAAAAGCTGTCCATAATTCAGCTAATTTACCTGATCCTATAAGTTCTCTCATGAATTTTTCTCCAAATTCTCTACCTGCGTTACCTGGTAGGCCAAATTTTTCATCTATAAGACTTTTTAACTTCATTATCTTTTAGATGTATCTTTTAATATAGCTAATATTCTAGATGGTTTTAATCCACCTTCTCCCTTTACCCATGCATCATACATTCTTAATCCTGTTTCTATAAGAAATGGTTCGTCAGTAAATTGCATCATCATTTGCATGAATGTTTTTTTACTTGTGGTTATATCTGTTTTATCATCTATAACAGTATCCCCTATTCCTGGGACCTCATTACTTGTTGCTTTTTCAAAATCATCTTTACCCATTAAATCTTCAAGTCCTTTATCAAAATCACCAGGCTCACCTTCTTTCAATTTTTTAATTTCTTTTTGAATGAATTTTTTCATCATACCTCTTGTACGATCATCTGCATCCATACCTTTTGTACCACCTGGTGTATCACCTGGTACTCCGTCAGGACCATAACCACAAGAACCTTCATCAACTTCATTAATTTTACTATAAATAAAATCTAAAGCAGCCTCTTTATCGCCATTATGTAATTGATCAACAACTTTTTGACCTAACTCTGCATATTCACCATTAGTCTGTGAAGGACGTTCTCCAAAATTACTTTTAATGTCTAAATATCCTGAACCAATTATAACTAAATCCTCATCTGGATCTTCCATGTCTTCAGGTTCAAGTCTATAATCTTCTCCTTCATCTATACCTAAATAATTTGCTACTCCTGATTCAAAATCAGGAATTTCTGATTTAAGTTGATCAAAATCTTTTTCAAAATCATCAGGTCTTGCTTCTCCGGATAGTGCAGTATTTATTATATCTCTTTGTTCATCCCATGGTAAACCATCCCATCCTTGTTCTATTGCTGAATAGTCACCTTGTTGCATATTTTCAGCTAGATGTTTAATACCAGCTAGTTCTTGGAATCGTTCTATTAGTAGATTTTTTTGTTTGTTTGCTTTCATTTCGTTTACATTTTTAAATTGTCGTGATATTTTTTCCCAAGAATAGTTTTGGTCAACCCATCCTTGTAATTTTTCTTCACCCCAATCTTTCTTAAATTTACCTGCTTTATTAAGAGCTATTAACATGTCTAATTTCTTAGTAGTACGTGAATTCCATTCTTTATTGTCTACTTCTTTTTCTGCTTTTCTACTTACGTCTACAGCGTTCCAAGATTTTTCAGTTGCTTCATTCATTCTATCAAATTTTGAAGATTTTTCAAATTCATCTCTAGATACTCTACCTATTGCTTGGTCGTAAGTTAATGGTGTTCTTTTTGGTGACAATAATTCAATAGCAGCCTCTATATCATTAAGTTGATCACCATAATAATCTGCTACAGGGCCTCCTTCTGGTTCTATAGATGGATCCTTTTGCATATCCATAAATATCTCATCACGCATAGCTTGTAATTGCTCTAATGAATTTCTGTCTGCTAGCTCTTGAGCTTGCATTGATCCCTCTTTTATAGGTTTTAAATTTACTAAACTTGCTAATTTCATAATTATTGTCTTATTGTTTTTCTAATTAACTTTCTAAGCTTTTGCTCATTTAAGTTTTTACTATCATAGTCCCCCATTTCACTGCTTTTTATTTTAGGAGCTTTATCTTTATACATTTCAATTAATTCTTGTAAATCAATTTGATAATCATCTGCCCTATTTTTTTCATCTGTATAAAATCCCCCTACATATTTATTTTTCCAAGATTCTAAGGTCTTTTGTAAAGCACTAATAAGATCTACAAATCCATTTTCTCCTGGGGGAAATAGTTGTGGTCTTTCTTCTTCAGATGGGACTTCTTCCCATTCTTTAATTAAATCTGATAATTTCATAATTTTTCTTTCTGTTAGTTGATCATCTACCCCCATTAATGTTACACCATCTGTACCATTTAGGAATTCTGATATACTTCTAAATTCTTCTTCACTCATATCTGGAAATTTATAATGTGCAAACCCCTCACCATCAACTTGACGCTCATAGCCATCAAATTGTGTGATTGGTGGATCAAGCTCATTTTTTAAATAAGACTGAACCCTATCATCGTGTACTCCTACTGATACTGCAAATCCAAACATTGTTACATTTTGTTATAAATATAGAAAGGGACTAGCTCCTCAACTAATCCCTTACCTATGATATGAACGTAACCTATTTGTTTAACGAGGATATAATTGACTGATCTTATTAAAACTTATTTTTTATACCATATTTGTTTCTCAACCAAACTCTTTCATGGAGGTAATATAGAACAAATTTAGTAATTAGTTCTAATGCTCCTATTTTCAAACCTACTAATGGACTTCCAGTAATAAACCATCCTAAACACATTGTGTCTAGTGTGCCTACTATTCGCCAACTGATAGCTTTTAAAATACTTCTAGTTTTGGTTGCAAACATGATATAATTTTATTTGATTGAAACTGTTTTTGGTTTGCTCTCAGGCGTAAGTGGGATAAAAAGTTTCAGTAACCCATCTTTCATTGAAGCTTCAATTTTTGATAAATCAAATCGTCTAGCAATTTTCCATCCTAAATTAAAGTTTCGTTTAGCAATACCTGAGTGATAAATATGATGATCTTTATCTTCATCTTTATCCTTTTTGGTATAAATAACCCTTAAAATATCATCTTCGACTTTAAGTTCAATTTGTTTCTTTGTTAAGCCAGTACAGGCAATATCAAAGTGCAAACCTTGTTTGTCTTCGTAGATATCTACGGGGTGGTTTAAAATTCTGTTGTTTGGTGTTTGAAATTCTTCCTGTTCTTGTTGGAAGAAGTTTTTGACAAGAATGTCAAGCGGTGAGAAGTTTCTCTCTAAA